GCTGAGAGTTATCACAAAAGTGTAGAGTCTCATCACCCTGACGGACGAGGCTGGATTTCCGGTCTTGATAAGACAATTGAATGTGTCTTTGATATCTACAATTCTCTGCTTCGTACTAATTCTGTAAAATCCGCATATGGCAAATTACTTAACATTTTAGCGGATGAAAAATTCAAACCATTGGATGCGGATGGTGTTATACAGGCATGTATGCATATAACGATCAGAGGTGTAGCAGCGTCTGAACTGTTATTTAAGTCATCTGAGTGGCGTCGGACTCCAAGAACAGAAAAGGAGCTTTTAGATATAACAGCTGATTTTATGAAGGGAATTCCATCAGAGGCAATAGTAGCTGCTTATAAAGCTGAAACCGTCTTACATTCTAGCCATATTCGTATGGAATTATCTCGCCTTCGTATTACGCGTGATCCTGTTCATTATCATGACTATACTAAGTTTGAGGCCAGGAGTATTTATTTTTACTCATGGCATTGGGGAATTTACCAACGTATGTCCAAAATGTTTAAAGAATATGTTCAGAAGAATATTCTTTTTGAAGACATTCCAACCATGTTTTCAGTTTTAAGACCAAAGCAGTTTGGACAAGAGCTCATGGAGGGAGCTATGGGATCCCCAGAACTTAACAAGATTCTTGAGTTGACAAGATCAGTCCCAGATAGTATAGGGAAGCAAATTGAAGAGGCATCTGATAAGGCATCAGAGAAGTTTGAGAAGGTGTTTATTGAGAGAGAACAATCCTTGTCAGAGAAAGCAACAGAGATAATATCTACTTTAAAGAACACAGGCAATGAACTTGCTGATGAAGTTTTAGACAAGGTTGTAACTCGATCAAAGGATGTTGGCGATATTATGATGGGATCATTTGAGCCAGCATTTGAAGTTTTGAATTCAATAAAAACTATATTAATATCAATAGTCTCTCAGGTTACTGATCATTTGAAGATGCTTCCAGGGTTTGGATCTATAGTGATAACTCCATTATCACTATTTGATGCGTTGAAGTATTATATAATGTATGTAAATACTAATTCCAATAGTCTTAAGATGATTTTAGTTTTTCTTATATTAAACTCACTAGGAGTGGCTAGAGTAGTTTTTAATGAAATTATAAAATATTGGTCATGGACTTCTGGAATAGTTACAATGGATGGAGTTCAGACTGAAGGTGCAGCAACATCTTTGTTGGAGTGGGCAACAGAAGCTCCAGCAAATATTATGTCAGTGTTAGCTGGTGTTGTTGCATATTTTGCGAAAGGGTCATCTTTAACAATGAAACAGTTTCTTAGTTTGACCAAGAAACTTGCAGACGCAATGAAGAACTTCCATTTTAT